TTCCTCCAATGCCTTGACGATGTTGGTGACTTCAACCAAGTTAAAGCAGCCCTTTGCGATGGCGATGTTCAACGCTTCGGTCGTGACTTGTAGTGCTACTGAATGCTCCATTAGAAAGGCAATGGTGTGTTGACGGGTGATACGGGTGGCGTGATAAGAGAATCAATTTGCCCTTGAATGCAAGCCTCAAGATTAGCAACGCCATCAACGCCAAGTTCCTCTTGAACCCAAGCCACTACGATTTCATTCGTTAGGTCAGCGTAAGGAATGAACTCCGATACTGATTCGGTAGAGAATCGTGCGGTGTTAGATAGGCTTGCGGTGTACTCGCCATCAACGCCAACCACTTCGTAGTTTGCGATTACAACGTAGTCAGATTCCGTGCCGATTGTTTCGGTGTAAAGGGCAGTTACTGCCCAAGTGTAAGTTGTCATTATGCTAAAAGGATTTTGCGGGCTACTCCGTTAATTACTACGTTCCACACGTTTGCTGATGCGTTTACTTCAGCGGCTACGGAACCTGCGTTTATTGCGGAAGTACCAACTACAAATTGATTTGAGTCAGTTGCTGCCAAAGGTTCCGCTCCGCTACCAATACAAACATTACCTGCGCCCGTTGTGATATTGTCCCCCGCTTGGAATCCAAGAGCGGTATTATTAGAACCCGTAGATAATGTCAACGCTTGGTGGCCGAGAGCAGTAACTCCCGCTGCACTCGTGTTGGTATACGCTGCCTGATAACCTACTGCTACGTTGTTGGATGCGGTATTTTCTTGTAAAGCACCACGACCTATTGCGATATTTCCTCCTGATGTGATAGTCTTAAATAATGAAAATCCACCTATTGCTATGTTGTCAGAAGCAGAGGTGTTGGAAAACAATGATGCATATCCAACACCAACATTAGTACTTCCTGCCGTATTTACATTTAAGCTAAGGCCGCCAACGGCTACGTTTTCAGAACCTGTTGTATTTGCTTGATTGGCTTGTTTACCAATGGAGGTGTTAAATACTCCTGTGGTATTTGAAGTTAATGCTTGAAAACCTACTGCGGTGTTATCCGCTCCCGTACTCAACCGCAACGCTTGGTAGCCGATGGCGGTTATGCCCAAAGCACTCGTGTTGGCGTTCGCTGCTTCAAAGCCTACGGCAGTGTTGTTAGATGCGGTGTTGGCGGTCAATGCGGAACGCCCGATAGCGGTATTACTGCTTCCCGTACTATTGCTATTTAATGCACCCGTACCAATTCCCGTGTTTGAACTTCCCGTTGTGTTACCATTTAAAGAAGCCAATCCGACTGCGGTATTAAAATTACCCGATGAACTTAAAGTTAAACTCAAACCACCTACCGCTACGTTTTCTGTTCCCGTAGTATTTGCGGTCAATGCACCGCTACCTATTGCTACGTTGTTTGAACCTGTTGTATTTGAATCCAACGCAGTTGCCCCAAAAGCCGTGTTGCTTGTAACCGCTCCCGCACCATAGTTGGTCAAAGCGGTGCTTGATACAAGCAAAGGCAAATCGTTGCCCAAGCCATCAGACAAACGCTTGAGCGTTCCCGTGATTGGCCCGTTGTCACCTACCTTGATAAGTGAGTCGTAAGTGTCCTGTGGGGTTGTCCCCGTTAAAGTTGTTCCCATAATTAGCTATTCCAAGTTGTTGACCAAGTGTTCCAAATTTCTACTATTGACTGCCAAACCTCCTGCTCGTTAGCACCGTAAAGGTTTGTAGTCGGATGGCCATAAGACAATGGCTGAACCATACCCCAAGAGATACTATTCGTTGCAGCAGCTTGACCCCAATAGATGTCATTGTTTGCTGCTCCCTGTCCCCAATCGCCTTGTATGCCCATTGTCTAAATAACTCTTTAACTTCACGATGTTGCTACGCTTAGGCGTGTAGGTCTGTTTCTTGCTACTCATAAAACCCAAGATGCAAAGTTCGCATCCGTATCAGGGTAAACGTCTGCGTTGTTGTTTGAGTTGTATTGTGGGAATGAGGCTTGGTTGTAGCTCATATATGTGATGAACCTGTCGGTGTAGTACTGCGCTAAGTCACGAGCCTTGTTCACTAAATAGTCAACCTCAATCTTTTCTGCGGTAGTGCTATTCTCGGAGTTGTGCTTGAATACCCCACCGTTGCCGATGGTATAAGCAGCAAAAGGCAAGTACTCCACCATAGCCCAATGGATAAGCATCGGCTGAAGGTAGTCGTTCACCAACGCCAAGTAAGGGTTGGCAAGAGTTCCTGCGATGATGTCGTTGCTGATTTTATCATACAACTTCGTGCCTGTGTAGTTTTGGATGTGTATCTCCTGTGCTATCTTGATGAACTGAATAAACTTGTCCGTGTCCACGTTACCGCCAATCGCGGTGTTGCGAACCAAGTCCTCTCGTTTAATCCATAATGCCGTTGCCATATCTTATCGTGGGTTTACAAATCCTTGATTAGGCATATCAACAGGTCGCTTCGCTACGTTTGTAGGATTGGTCTCAAGTACCACGCCCTCCTTCTTTGCCTTGTTTACACTCACCTCTGCGTTGGGGTTGCCGACATCGGGAGTTACGCCTTCGCCTTTTGCCAAGTACGTCTTGCGCATCCAAAAGTGATGACATCTTGCACCGCCCTTGTATAACCATATTGAATAGGTTGCTGCTCCCTCTACACCAAAACCTGCGTTTACCGCTTGGCTGCTCATACGAAGCACATCCTCCTTGCGGTAGACTTTGCCCGATGCTACCATCTTCCTGCAGAACTCACGGCTATTGGTCTTTGTAGTTTCGGGAGCGTAAGCATATCGAACCTTGTACCTCTTGCCTTCTTCAGTTACTCCGTCTTGGCTGCTCTTGGCGTTAGGGAATGCGCTGCCTGTGGATGCGAATGCGTACTTGCTTAATGCCTGCTCCGCATCGTAGTCAACGGGTCGTTCATCTACAAGCTCCCACTCATCCATATTCACGACCTCGCCTACTTCTTCTAAAGCAGCAAACGCCTCCTCAAACATCTCATCGCTTGGTTCTTGGCTTGATAGCTTAACGCCCGTCTCCTCCTCACGAGTCTCCATATCCATAGGCGTAACTACGTCTTCGGTAAACTCTAAAGGCTGAAGGGTCTTGAAGTACAAGTTTAGGCTGATGTCGTTGTAGGCCAAGATTTGGTCTATGCCGTCAATGATAATCTCCTGCTTGGGGCGGATGACAAGGTTATCCAAAAGAGTAGAAGCGGTCTTCAGCTCCTCTGCGTTATTGCCGAGTCCTGAATTGTCTTTAATACCCAATAGCATAGGGCTTACGATGCGATGCGACACCATTATTTTCTGCGTGGCTTCAGCACTCAAGAATTGGTACTGCTCCGCAGCATCCGATAACTGCACAGGGTCAACAGTTGCAGCAAGGTCTTTGTTATCGTTGAACGCAAGGATGAATTTGCCTGAGTTTGAACTGCCGCTGAACTTTGTTGCAATCTGCTGCTCGATGCTCCTGCGCTCCTCCTCACTCGGTACTCCGTTGTTGAAGTTAATCAGCATCGAAGGCGAGAGGCCGTTCTGAATGTTGTTGATGTGGTAGTTGGCAATCTCCTCCTCAAGTTCTGCATAGGGCAGGCCACCTTGATAGTCAACGGGGGAGTAGTAGTAGAATCCTGCTCGGTATGGTTTGATATACAGAATCTCTAATCCCTCTTTGCTTGTGCCAAACGCAGGGATGCGTACCGCAGTTTCTTTTCTGCCTTTTACGTCTGTCCAATCCTTTGCGTAGTAGTACGCTTCAATCTCACCATCTTCGTTGCACCTTGCGGCTCTCAGCGTCTCTACGGGGATGTGCTGCACCTCTACGATGGTATTGTGGTCTTGCGAGTAAACTACCTGCATACTGCATTGACCCATCATAACGTAATCGGCAACAACCTTCTGCAAGCAGGCTTTCGTGAACAAACCACGCATCGCTGCGTACTCGCTCGGCTTCTTGGCAGAGTCCGTTGCATCCAAGCCCTTACCAAAGGTCATATCCATCAACGAGTTGAGGATGGCGTTATTGGTAGGTGAGCCGTTGTATCGGTCAATCAGATAGCCGAAGTAGTCGTTGTTGTCTCCGTATTCTACATAGTCCTTACCCTGCACCTCTTTAACAACAGGCGTGGTGTAGGAGCTGAAGTTCACAACGTGGACTTTAGATGATGATGTACTCATTGTCATAGCTTGTTTCTTCGGTGTAGACGTTTTGGTTCACTGTAAATTTCTCGTAGTCTGTTTGCGAAGTTACGAATACCCTGTCCCGATATATTAGATTTCCCGATGCGAATACCTTCAAGCCATAGAATCTATTGTTGACAAGGCTGAACGTGCCTGTGAGCGTCATAAAACCATTAGCAGAGGCAGCCGTAACTGCAGGTGTTGCGGTGGTGTTTGTTGATTCATCAATCAGCGCAATCGTAACGCTCGCAGGGAATGTGCGTGGTATGATTACAATCGCTTGTGGCGAGGCTGATACTTGAAGGATATGCATCTTAAATAAATAACCTTTTACTTTCGGTTTGTTTGAAAATAGAAAAGGGGCTTACGCCCCAATCTTAATCTATTTGCATTATTTTGTTTAATAGAACAATCAAAGTAAAATCTTCGCTTCTCTTATCATATCTTCAATTGTGCCCTCTTGGTCGATGGCGTTCAATCTGTTGTACCTTTTGCCTTCGTCATAGTCATTAATATTAAGTCCAATCTTTTTAAAGTCGGCAGCCAATATAGAGTACTCATTTTTAATAGAGCCCGTTAGAGACAATAATGCTTCTCCTGAACTTACAACAGGCTTAACTGCAGATTGCAACTTTGTGTAATCAGTGTTAAACTTATTGTATGCCTTCTCAACCTCATCGGTCATAGTAGAAAGTTTTTGAACTGTTGCAAACTCAACCTTAATTGATTCTGCTGAACGTACCTCCTCGCCAATTTTGGCGATTTTAGAAAAAATTTGTTTGCTCATTTTATTTGTAAATATAAGGGGGCTTGCGCCCCCCTAATTAATTTAAGAGTTTGAACCTACGACAATCGTGTCGTTAGCACCTGCAAGTCCTGCGAATGGATTGGCAGTAGTAGCACCTGCGATGAAGTTGGCAGGCATTGCCTCCTGTCCCTCCATTGTCAAAGTGTAACCCGATAGGTCACCCATTGCAGCACCCGTTACAATCGTTCCACCCGTTACTTCAGCACCATTCACCATACCCATAAGGAAGGCGTTGCCGTTGTAGTCTTGTACCACAACGTAAGGGCGGCCATAAGCAAGCAGCTTCAATTCTTTATTGTCCTCCTTTGTGAGTTTGGTCAACGTCAAATTCAAAGTCTGCGTGAAGAAGGTTGTGCCATTATCACGACTTGAGTTGAAGGTTTGCTCAAAAGAGCTATTGCCTTTTACAAGATATTGGTAAGCAGAGAATGTACCACTAATGTTGGTTACCTCATCGTTGGTGAGGGTAATAGTACCCAAGTCACCATAATCTACGAAGTACACCGCACGGATACCACCTGTTACGTCTTTACAGGGTACTGCCCTGCCTTTTGTTAAATCACACGCCATTGTTTATTGGAATTAAAAAAGAGGGCAAGGGCATAGCCCGAGCCCCCTCTTGGTTAATCATTATACGGATTAAGAGTAAAGAACTACGTCTGCTCCGATGCCGTACTGAACTCCTGCGAAGAAGCGAAGGATTACACGGATGTTGTCTGAGCCGTCAAGGTCAGCCATATCAAGTACACGGACTTCGTTGCGCTCATCAAGAAGCCCTGTTCCGAAGAACAAGTTGCTTGTTTGACCTGCGACCATCTTGTTAGAAGGAAGACCGTTACACATTCCGATGCGGATGCCGTCAAAGAACATATCGCCCTGTCCGTACCACATTGTGCCTTTATTGTCAACACCATT